CAGTGGAAAGAGGGTGGATTATAAGGGCGATGGAAATTGCTCCAGATCATGTTCACTTGTTGGTGGAGTACGACCCAAAGACCCCGATTAACTCAGTTGTTAAGGCGTTCAAGGGGCGTTCATCTCGGTTACTTAGGAAGGAGTTTTCTCATCTGCTTAAGCTACCTACACTCTGGACGCATTCTTACTTTTATGACGCCACGGGCAAAGTAACGACGGCTAAGATTACTGAGTATATCAACGACCCGCATCATGCTTAATATTCACGGCAGTTAAAACTGCCGAGTCGCTTTTCCACCCCGCAATGAATTGGCGGGGCTATCAAGCTCCCGTGCGCTTCCTCGTATTCAGGTTTGTTGAGTAGAAACACCCTGGCATTGCCTTCTAGTTTTGTCCGCTAGAGGGCTTTTTGTTTAGCTTTCGGCAGATTCTTCAGCCTCTATTTCTTCGACTTCTGTTTTTAGTCCAGACAGCACCTGCAAAGCTTGGTCATTGTCCTGTTCTGTTGCTATCGCGATTTCGTTCTCGATTCGTTGTTTGAGGCTATCTAGCTTTGACATTATTTACTCTCCTTTGAGCATCCAGGCATTGGTGATTGGTCGGGCTTATTGCATTCAGATTGAGTCTGCGCTAGGAAGTCATGCCAAGTTAGCGTGTGATACCATCCGAAGCCTGATACAAAGACTGCGGCGGCAATGAGAGCTGATAACATTGAAAATGCTCCTAACTGTGGTTTTGAGTAGTAGCCAGCAGGTAGTAATCAGCTTTGCTGCTGGCTATTGACTTGAGGACATCGCCTCATCCCGCCTTCTTCACAGAGGGACGGGTGAGAAGATTTACTCTTTACCGTGATATTCCTGGTATCCCTCCCAATTGATTGGGTTATCTGGGTCTGTAGCTATTTGTTCAGGTTCGCCCATCCAAACGATATTGCTTTCCTGATAGATCGTCACCGCTGCTTTGTAGCCAAATTTTCTGAATTCTCTGTCAAGGGGTTCGTCAAAAACAGGGCAAGATGCGATTCGCTGCTAATAACCTGAAAGTTTCATCACTTACACCTTCTTTTTGAGGAGTTCGATGGCTTGGTTTAACTGTTCTAGTCCACTCATTTTCTTTTTTGCTTACGACTGAGGGAATCCCCTCGTCCTGCCTGCACTTTCGTGAAAGGCAGGAGGCGAGGATTTAGAAGCTTTCAGGCTCAACTTCAACCGTTGGTAGCACGGCAAGAGATATAGCTTGAGCTGCTCCTTGCATTAGCTCAGGTTGATTTTGTCTTGCAATCATCTTTTTGAAACTCTGCTTTTCAGTAGGCTCTAAGGCATCCAGATTCAGCAATCCTGGGTCAATCTCAAAGTCCAACTCCATCGGATTTAAGCCAAACTGTTGATACATCTGAATGATGCGTTGGCTTGTTTCAACCTGGCGACCCTTCCGGCATATTCCACCACCACTTGAGTGCAGAGTATGAACCGTGTTTGTTGGACTTCTTTAAAAACTCAGGAGTCCATACAACTAACTGCCATGCTTGCAATCCAGGGATATTGAGTTCGTCAAGCTGTTGATCTAACTTCGGTTCGTTCCGTGTCGTCTTGCAGGCGGCGCTGAAACTAGCTAAGTGGCGACCCCGCTTGAACAGTTGGCAGACAGTGCGATCGCTCACCTTGGAGTACAGTTTGTTGTCAGCTTTGATTGCCTCGGTTGGGACGAATAGAACTTGTGTCCAGAAGTCAGGCTTGGGCAGTCGTCCTGTTGCTTCATCACCCTTGTCCCAGCTGGTAAGCCATACCAGAGATTGGTCTTGAGAACGAAGCAAGAGAAATTATCCCCTAGCTTCTCATCATCAACTCCCTTCAATGCGCCGTCACCTTGCAAGGAGATAAGAACATTGAACGGCTCGTCGTCAAAGATGATTGGTCGAAGAACAGAGGATTCAGATTTGTTAACAGCCATTTGATTGAATTGGGGATAGGTTTACTTGACATAGCTGCCAATCCCAACCACTTAAGGCAGGTTGCGCCGTGTGTACTTCACCCTAGTTGGACACCGAAGCTAGCCACTGCTGAAAGGTACTCAATCGCTTCGTCGCCATTGGGAAAAACTGAACTACGCTTTTCGTCTTTGACGATGCATTGTCCTGGCTTGAATGTGACTTCTGCTACTGGCTTCGCGTTGTCTATTAAGTGATAGATACCTGACTTGTAAGTGATATCGAAGCCAAGGAATTTAGCCTTAGCTGCCCAAAGGTGAGCGCACCGGTTGTTATTGGTGCGAAGGCAATCACAGGCTTGGTGCTTGAAATTAGTCTTGTGCCATGCGCCAATCTCGGACTTACTAGCTACCAGACACCAATCAGGATGCGAAGACTTTTTAACTTCGAGAGGATGCCAGTTTTCTAGTTCGCAAAGGTAGTCGAAAAGCATTTCGTTTGTCAGCGCCGATCCTTGTGAGTGAGAGTGAAGCGATTCTGCACTGTGGTTGGGATGGGCGTTAATTGCGTCGATTAATTGCTGCTTGTTCATCGTAGGATTGTGGGCTTATTGGCAATAAATACACCCTGACTCTATTGTCTCAACTCTCTCTAAAACTCGCAGCCGTCCGCAGTCCAGTTAGGGCCGTGATAAGCATTCTCGACGGGTGGGAGGTAGTCGGCTTGTTTTTGCTCTGACATTCCAAGAATGTAGTCCAGTCCCGCACTGACAGGCTCGTTTAGCCATTTGTCATCCTCTAGCCAGTCCAGTCTTTCTGGTGTCGTAGTGACCAACCCTAGTAGTTGCATGATTTCATCTTCAGATGACTGGTAGATGATTGCAGACATCTCTCGCTCGTAGGCTTCAAGTTCTTCAGACTCAACCCGGTTCCGCTCTTGCTCGACCAACTCCGCCTCAGGCTTCATGATGTCCCACTGCTCAGGGGTGTTGCTGCCACTCTGCACGAGGTAGCTGACGTAATCACCTAGGTCAACCAGCGCGACAACTCGAAACGTTGGCTGATAAGGGAGGCGGAAGTAGTCACCGATTTGGGCTTCTGTGGTGGTGTGGTCGAAGACTTGTACTGTGCGATCGGATGTATATGTCATGATTGTGTTCTCAGGGTTACTGTGTGTTCTCTGGGACTCCCGTCGCTCTGTCGCTGTGCAATCGTTCAGAGGGCGGGTTTTTGTTTTGGCGTCCGATGTGGTTGCCTATAGTTATATTGAAAATCAATTTTCCTAAATTGTCAATTGATTTTTAAAAATTGATTTGCTATTCTTAGGGCATCGAGTTCAATGACGGATATGGAAGGATTGCTGGCTCAGGCTGGCGTAACTAGAGAAGATCTAGCTTTGCAGCTAGATGTTAGCGCTACAACGATAAGGAACTGGCTTGGTGGGAGAACGGCTCCCACGTTAAACCCAGAACAGTATGAAACACTGCTAAGACTGCTAGGGATAACACCAACGGAGCTAACCGCAGCATGGAAGGAATCAATGACGAATAGAGTCAAACGCAAACCAGGGAGAAAAAAGCGCAATGACTGAAAATCAATCAGTTGAGTCCATTGCTCAAAATCGCGCATTGATTTATAAGTCCAAGGGTGGCGACGTTGACGACAGTGGTACATGGGTTCATCGCAGAGTTGCCCTTCGTCTGGCAGCTTGGCTTAATGAAGACTTTGAGGCTTGGGTTTACGGTTCAATAGAAGACTTGTTATTAACTGGCAAGGTTGAGCTAGATGATGTTCGATTAAAAGAACTAGCAGACGCTCTTGGTGCAGAGCAAGCTAAAACCGAACAGCTTTCAGAAAGTCTAACAGTAATAGCAGTAGAAAACGCCATGCTAGAACACCAATACAACCAAGCACTCTACCGCATGGATTCGGCTGGACTACTTCAGTCAATGGTTGATGACGATGCACCGTATCTATATGACTGGGAAGCTGATGTAAACGGAGAGGAGGAATAAACAAATGACCCTAAAACCCCACGAACTAAAACTAGCCGCAAAGCTTCTGGAGTTAGCTGCCGATCAATTTGCCAGCCACGGCTGCAATGACTTCGACTTAGTGCAAGAGGCTGGACTAACACCAGAGCAAGCCTACGAAATTAACAAAGCCTATGTGAATTGGAATGGTGACGCTGACCAATGGGAGGAGGATTACCTGCGAACAACGAACGCTTGGGCAGGGGATAGCGGGATGATGCGCTGGCTGTCGGCAAGGATGAAACAGGAGTTAGAGGAAAGGAGCGATCGCAATGACCTGGATTAAAGTCAAAGACAGATTGCCTGAACCCAGCAAAGTAATCGAGTGTCACGGCAAGAATATCCGAGGCGACTACCGAATAAATCTCAAGTGGGAGTTATACGAAAAACCAATCAGGAGGAAGTTAGGGCGATGGATGCATGAGTGTTTTTCAGGTTCGCCTATTGCCTACTGGACTTCATATCCGCAGTGGAGAGAGATTATCGAATGGAGAGAAGTGAAATGACACCTAAAGAACTCAAAGCCCACTTAGGCGAATTACTTAAGCAGTCCCGTGACTTAGAAATCAAAATCAAGCAAGCTTATCGGTTGATTGATGATTACGTGCCAAAAAATCAGCGATCGCCTAGGGATTTGGTGTATGCGCTCAAGGGATTGGATGATGTGCAATGCGCTCTGATTCGTTCTGAGTGTGCGATTCAAGTAGAGGAAATTAAAGACAATGATTAGAACTTGGTGGATTAACAATAGCTGGCGATTCTGGGCAGTTCGTTGGGTGCTAGCAAGTGACCCCTACTCTGCTGTTGAGGCATGGCAAGAATATCGCTATATGGTCAATCCCAGTGATGAGCGAGATTTAGCTGAGTTGATTTGCGATGAGTACAGCAGGGATATTGATGCAGCCTTACGGAATCCGTTGATAGCGCTACTGTGGCGATTCTTGTAATAAAAGGAGTGATGAAATGAACCTAAACGAATATCAGAACGCTACAACCAAAACAGCTATTTACCCAGGTAAGGGCGAACCTATGGGACTCGCTTACACAGCACTTGGATTGGCAGGTGAGTCTGGTGAGGTAGCAGAGAAGGTCAAGAAAATTCTCCGAGACAAGGCTGGCATAGTTGATGACGAGTCGCGACTAGCCATCCAGAAAGAGTTAGGCGATGTCCTCTGGTACATAGCTGCAGTTGCGACTGAGCTAGGGTTGAATCTTGACGAAGTAGCACAGGCGAACTTGGACAAGCTGAACTCTCGCAAGGAAAGAGCCGTACTGAATGGGAGCGGCGATAACATATGAGAATAATCATCACCAACCACTACCTCTGTGCTGGATGGGCTTTCGACGTGGCACACTTCTACGGTGACTACGTAGTCACCAAAGGCGGGAGTCGGTTCTATGCGAATCAGTGGCGAGTGGCAGAGGAAGGGGAAGAGGCGGTCAAGGTTAATCCTGATTTGGAGGTAGCGGCAAAGTGAATCAGCAGCTTTCCCTGTTTCCTGAACCCCGAACTCGCCTCGACTCTCTCCTTGATTGGTCATTCGGGGTGTTCGACTCGCTTGACCCTAACCAGGAATATCAACTTGCCTTCTCTGGTGGTAAGGATAGCCATGTTTTGCTGGGTGTGTATCTGCTGTGGTGTGAGAGCAGGGGTAAGCGGTTGAATCTGAAGGTGGTTTTTAGCGATACGTTTCTGGAGTCTCCTAAGCTGTACGCTCTGATCGATTCGGCTGCTCAATTATGCGATCGCCTGTCCATCCCATTCGTTAAAGTCCATCCTTCCATCGAGAAAAGCTTCTGGGTGCTGCTTGTTGGTCGAGGTTATCCAGTACCAAACTGGAAGAATCGCTGGTGTACCGGAAAGCTCAAAGTAGAGCCAATGGACAAACTTAAATCTATCGCGATTGCAGGCTCTCACAAGGGAGAATCTAGCAAGAGAAACGATCGCCTAGATGGGTGCGGAAGCTCTGAGTGTGGAATTGACTCTCTTGAGAACAAAGTAGAGCCTCTAACTCCGTGGAAGAACTGCGACGTGTGGGACTGGATAATCTTGTTTTCTGACGATGTTCTCTATCAAGGGGTGTCTGGTGCGCTGCTGTCCCTCTACGAAATATCGGAAAGCCAGAACGGCAGCTTGCGGATGGGGTGCTTTATGTGCCCAGTGGTAGGTAGAGCAGCGATCTCTAAACAGGTAGATGATGGCATCATTCCGGCTATTGCCCTACAAGTCTGGGACTTGATTAACGGCAAACTCAGATTTGCACCTCGTATCTTGTCAGAGCGAACAGGCAAGGCTGGTGCTATCCATATTGACTCAAGGATTGAATTCTGGAAGGAACTACAGCCACTAATCCCACAGCTTCGAGAATATGGCTGGCTCAGTGAAGAGGTTGAGCAGACAGTGAATGAACTTTTGGAAAGACGCGCCTACCCACCCACTTACAGGCAAGAGTGGATTGACGAGCAAGAGGCTTATGCGACGCCCTGGAGACAGCGCAAAGGCAAGGTGACGGTATCGAGCAAATATGAGCAGTTGGCGTTGTTGTAAGTGACCGGAGTTCCGGTCAGTTACCAAAATAAAACCCCGCACACATCTGAATAGTGCAGGGGCTTGTCAGGGTGCATCTGTTTTTTATTTTACAGAATTGGCGAGTGCGATCGCCTCGTCGTTATCTGCTCTGCTTATTCGTGACTAGGCGATCAGGGCTTTTGTTTAATCTTCGTCCAGAATACCTAGTGCCTCCATTCTTGCCTCACACTCATCGTATATGCCTCGCGTTAGAACCCTAGAAACGAGGCTTGACACTGATTCGCCTGACTCTTGCGATAAAGCTTCAAGTACCTGCATTGTTTGCTGATCTAATGACACTGTTAGGCAACCGTTGCCAACCCTGGGAACCGATGTCTTGTTTAGCTTTGGAGACAAAGACTCGATTAATTGCTTTTCCATTAAAGGAAGCTCATCAAGGGGCGCTTCAATCCAGGCTATTACCGAGCAACTTAAATCACTTAATTGCTGTAGTCTGTGGTGTGCGGTGAATCTCCTCTTTAGGTTTCGAGCCATCCCTACATACAAGGGGATGGCTTTAGGATTTAAAGCAATGTAAACCCCTGCTTTTTGAGGCAGTTTTGATTTGTCCCTGAAAGATACTTTTGGTAGTTCGTCTAGGTTTATCATTCTTCAACCTCTACTGAATCACCATTTAGCCCAGCGTTCCTCCATATTTGTTGCTTAAGTTGCTCTGGCGTTACCCCTAAGTCAGCGGCGCGTTCATTGATACATTGCTCAATCCACCTCTGATTTTCTGCATTTTCGGTTCTTGCCTGAAAAACATCGGATGCCAATGTTGCGATAGGTCTACCCTTCAACCATGCCCATAATGCACCCGTTTTGTAATGCGTCACCGGGATGCTCATAGAGGTTCTAACTTTTTTGTCTGCCATTTCGTGAATTACTGCTTGATTACTACTATTATTGCACTATTTATCAGTATTAGTGTATAATCCTCATAGACTCACAAAAGCGATTACCGCTGTGCATAAATATGACACCGCCAAAAATTCAAGGAATACAAAAATGACCAAGTACCGTGTTTTTGAAGTTGACTCTGCCACTGGACTAGCTACTCCAGTAGAAAATCCGAAAATAAACGAGCATGACGTGGTTCTCGTTGGCTCTGTAAAAGACTTAGGGCAAAAAGCAGACCCTAATCCCAAACAGAACAACGGGAAAGAGCAAAACCAATAGGTAGCGCACGTCATAGACACAGGCAAAGCGATCGCACGACATTGGACAGTATGCGATCGCTCCGTGCCAAAGCACTAACCCCTGATCACGATTTAGAGGCTAAAAATAATGGTTGCACAGTTTCCTCGACACAAGTCCTTTTCCCGTCCAGATTTCAGCAGTCCTCGTCACATCACCTCATTTCAGTGGCAGGCTTTTGAAAATAAAGTCAATCAGTTAATGATGGAGCCAGAAGATTTTTTGGCTCACTGGGATTGCACCTACAGCGAGATTGCAGCAATATGCAAGTGCAGTCGAAACACAGTGGCTAGCTGGTTCTGTAAAGGACAAACTGGGAAGCGACCTAGTGACGCTCAAAAAGCTTGGCTAGGAACGGCTCACAAGCTGCTTTTGAATAGCCGATCCTAGCCATAAATTACTTATTAACGAATCGCTCAAGTTTTAGCAGGCTTGAGCGATTTTTGTTGTTGAGATACTGCTTCAGGTAATGAAAGCAGGTAAGCATCAGCACTTTGTAATTTAGCGATTACTTTGCTTTGAATCCGATTTTCCTTCATGTTTTCTACCTGGGTTCGACTTAGTGCTTGCATCGACTCTTCTAAAGCGCCTATCCAAATTGATAGTTCTTTATCCAGCTCTGAGCTGTTTAGCTCTGGTTTCACTTTTGACATAGAGGTAATAACTTCTGCGATACAGGAAATAATTTCTGTGTCGAGGCTAAACCATTCTCCAGTAATCCAGAATTCATCAAAAATTCTGTGGACTTTCGCTTCCCAAGAAATGCTAGGAATTGGAATACAGCCAAGCAGGGTTAACCTGAATGGATTGCCTACCTGAATATTGCTAACTCGATTCTTGATATCAGAGGTGTAACCGATTTTTACGGCTTTAGCAGGTTCGCAGTAGATAAAGTACAAAACCAGCGGATAAGCCTCGTGAGGATAGTTGACGCTTTCGTTGCTACAACCTCTTCTTTTCTTTGATTTTGTTGTAGGCGGTACATCTTTCTGCTTGCTACCACTTTTATTAGACAGGAAATCCTCGACAAACTTGAGTAGGTTTTTCTCAAGCTCACGAATGCGCTTACTCTTCTCTACTGACTCTTTTGCAAGGAATTCAATTTCTGTTTGTGCTGCTTTCAGTCGTTCTTCCAGTCTTGCTGTTTTTAACCGCAGATCCTCTACTTCCTGTCGAGCAAAAACCAGTTCTAGTGAGTCTGTAATTTTCTGTTTATTTAGCATTTGTTAGCTCTTGCAACTCTGCGGTTTCTTATTCTTACTACAAGCTCAAGGCTTTGTATCCGTAAGCTTTGACGACAAAAAAGACAGCTTACGGGTTGTCTGAATTTAGTCGTTTTTGGTACTAACCATACTAATACGACCTGTTTTGTTTTTTGACGAGGTAAATTTTAGACAAGTGTTTTTGGCGTATATATAGATATCGAATGTGAGACAACCCAGACAAGCGTTTTTAGTGCATATATAGATATTGGATATGAGACACTTGCGTGAGTTGTCCAATTTTAGTATCGAAACTATAAAAGTTCTATTGCTAGCTGGTTAGAGTAATTTCAGTAAGCCAAGCACAACCTTGTCAACCAGCAATGTCAAATAAGTCTCCACTGCGAATAATCTACGAGCAGGAACACCAGCCCGTTTGTGATCGCACCTGGGACAGAGTTAAACGACGGCTAGGCATAAAAGAGCCAGTACCTTCTGATCAAAAAGCAGAGACAGCAAGACAAATTAGGGTTTACGTCTACCTCCGGAAGCGCTACCCAAATCGGGCAATCTCTACGCTTACGGTGCAACGGTTTATTGATATTAAGTTGTTTTTGGCTGGTAAAAGCTTCACTCAATGCACAGGGGTGCAAATTCACAATCTAGTCCAGCAACTTAATCCTCGCCCGTCTGACTCAACTCTTTATCGGTGGGGTGATGAAATAGGACTGAAGTTTAGCAAGGAACGAACTTATGTTGGAGACGAAGTTAATCGGTGGGTTGAAAAAATAGTGACTAATCCCAGATATGAATACTGCTCAAACAAACTAAGGAGATATTCGGACAATGGACAAAATCAGAGAGTTGCTTGAATTTGAAGAGATAGCCGCAACTGATGAGCAGATTAGAGAGGCTGCGATGCGTCGAAACATTAGCCTAGATAGTCTCACCGATGAGAATGTGCTAGCTGTCGTAGCCGAACTAAAACATCCATCTTCTAGTAATGGATTGGTTGTAACCAATGGCAATGGTAAAGCCACTAAGCGAAAGCCAGCGGCGAGAAAGCCTAAAGAAGATCGCCTAGCCAAAACTCCTAAGCTAGACAACCCTATCAGCAACCTAGCCAAGCAAGTTACAGAAGAAGTTGGAAACTACGTTGATGCGTTCCAGCAAGCTTCTGACGCCGCTGCTGAGATTGAATCGGACAAAGTGATTGAGATTGTCGAGAATCACCCCAACGTTTTTTTGGAAAAGCTAGGAGAAAAAGCGAGGGACTACAAGGGGAACCCCACCTTTTTTCGTCAACGAGGTGAAGACGATGCTAGTGCTTTATTCGGGGTTAGTTTCACAACTGAAGCCTAGTAGCGCTCTCGTCTGGATGGGTGCAGCCTACGTGGTCTTAATGTCACTAACACTTGGAGCGCTAGTTTATGGACAACTACATCGAGATACAAGAGGAAGAGATTCAGCCCACAGTCAAAACGTCAATTTACAACAACGGACGATCAATACTTTTTGATGTTAAGGGATTAAGCTCCTACGAAACCTCAAGGCTGCATGAAGAGATGGTTCAACAAGCTGCACAAATAAGGCAGCAAAACAGAGAATCGCAACTCATAACCTTAATAGCCTTTGGTCAATTACTACTTTTTTTAATTTGTGGAGCAATGTTTTATGGGCAGCTACAACGAACAGAAGGAGGCGACAACCAACAAAGTTCGATTCAGCATCAACCCGGAAGGACAAATCGAGTTTGATGCTCAAGGGTTGAGTGAGTGGGAAGCTACCGAGATAATCAGTCAGGTTGCAACCCAAGCCAGAGAACAACGCAGTGCAGCAAAAAAGATTCAGGAAATCAAGCTCACCTCCGAATTCTTTATGCATTGCCTAGCCTTGGGCTTTGTGGTGGTGCTGGTGACGGGATTCAGTTTCACAATTTCCAGGATAATTTCAGGAGTTTTTACCCCAGAGGTTCAAAATGTCCAAAGATAGTATTTCGCTCATTCTTATGACAGCAGGGGTGTTCCTGCTATTTCACAACATCGGCTCAATGAGTGCGATCGCACTGCAAGACAATCAGGTACTTACAGCAGAGGTCAAGTAATGGTATTAGGTCGATTAGTTCCGTTCAACTCAAGTGGCATCAGCCACGGTCAAGGGCTAGCTTCTGGGCTTAATCCCGACGACATTAGAGCAGTGGAAGCTCGAACCAAGAAAGTGATGCAACGAGCTGGCAGAATGCCTATGAAGGCATCAGCTCAATCAGTAATGAACGCAGCAAAGTTAGCCAAGTTTATGGAAACCAAAACGACTTAATCAATCAACAAATCTCTCATCAAGAGCGCCAAATCAAAGCCTCTCTAGACAATAGAAGCGCTGCTATTAAGTTTGCTAGCACCAAGATGAGAGCAGAGCAAACCTGGCAGCAGCAAGGACAGCAATTACAGGAAATGCAGCTTCAGCACAGACTAGCCACTGGCGTAATCAGTCTGAGTCAGTTGGTACTCAGCAAGCCTATACCAAGCAATCCGCTATTGATTTCGCTGTAGGAGTAGAACATGAAACCTAAAACCATTCAGCAAAAGATAGCAGAAGAAAAAGCTAGACAAGAAAACGCCAAGGCTCAAGTAGAAGCATACAAAAAAGCTTTAGCCAAGAAAATATCTGAAAGCAAGGAACTAAACTGTGACACGATTTCAACTCTCGCTAATCGCAACCCTTCTCGCTTCAGGACTATGGCTAGCCCAACTCGCCACTTCATTCGCCCTGGTTCGGATGGGATGCTGGCTGATAGTTTTTGGGTATTTCATAGCGATCGCTGTTGATGCCTTCATCGACAAAGCCAAGCTTGAGGCAAGCGGCGAGTTTTACGGCGATTGGCTAGCTGCTGTTACCCCCCACGTTGGCTACGCGATTGGGCTGTTTTTTCTGGTATGCGTGGGGGTGTATATCGGTTGGTGACAGTACGCGATTGCGGGTAATCAAGCCCCTAGCTCAATGGCAGAGATGAGCGATCGCCTGAGTTCTCAAGAAAGGAGTTCATGTGTTATTCCAAGCCGAAAAAGCCGCCCTGAAGCCATCTCGAATCATCGCTAATGCCCTATGACGCGATGTTTTTATCAAGCGCTGTGATTGGATTCGGCAGTGCTTTGCTGTTTGCAGGTTCTCTCGACAAGCTCAGTAAAGCCATGCTCACTACCACAGGTTTGGCTGGCATGGCTTGCTATACCATCAATTGCAAAGCATCTGAGAAAGTTCGCAAAGTAGACAAGGCACTGGAGACGGTGCAATGGGATTCAATGAAGTATCAGCTCAAAGAAGAGGAGGAGGTGTACCAATTAGCGGCTGAGGTTGAGGGTACTACTCGCAAGGTTGAATTGATACTTAACAAATCAAACCCGTGGGAATGGGGATACTGGGCGCAACGAGCAGGAGTTGGGGCGAATATGCCGCCTCTGCAAGATTTGACAAATGAGATTGTTGAGCAACCTACGAGAGTTAGCATACCTTCACCTGAAATTACAACCATTAGCCAGACTGAAGTTGATGGCATTGTCTCCCCTGATGAACTCGTCAAGCTTGAGCAGCTATCCGCCGCATTCCCGCAATATATCCGAGTCGATGAGCGATGGATTGATGAGTTGTGTGACGCTGCCTCTAATCCGAATATGAGCAAGCGCTACAACCATCATTTCTGTATAACCGGAGAAACCCAGTCAGGAAAGTCAACCATTGCTGGTGTCATCATCAACAAGGTAGCCGCCAAATCTGCCAGCCCTGCCACTATCATCGGCAACGACCCCAAGGACGGCGTTAGTCGATGGCTGTGCAAATTTAGCCATCGATTTGATGGAGTTGAGACGATTGACAACTGGATTCAGTTCGCCTTCCAGAAAGCCAATGACCAGAAAAAGGCTTATGCTAAAAACCCTAAAGAGGTTGGTGAGATGTTTTTTGTCCAAGATGAGGTTGATTCTGTCTACAACAATGGCAAAGGCTTCTTGGGTTTTCTGGGTGCGGACAAGAAGGTGCAAACGTCTCAGGCTCAATCACTCCAGTCTCTGTGGAACTTCCTGATCAAGTACACAGCGGGGGCAAAAGGTCACTACATTGGGATTGGTCAATCCCCCTTGTCTGGAGATACGGGTTTATCCCGACCAGCCTACAAGTCCTGCTGCTTTATCGCTCTGGGTAACACAGCCAACTATATTTTTGACCACCCTGGCGACTTTTTGAATGTCAATAAAGAAATTCAAGAAGTTTTACAACAGGCATTCGAGATGATGACCAACGCTGGACAAAGATGCGCCCTCGTTATTCCCATGCGCGGTAATCCCTACGTTGCACTGATTCCTCAGTTTGACGTAGATGGTTATCAAACTGAGGTATCCCTACCTGTTACCCAAATCGAAACTGATGAACGGACATTCAAGACATCTGACCAACTCATGGAAGAAATGATCGCCTGGATGCAGTCTCTTGATGAACTACCTTCACCTCAAGCGATCGCCTCTAAGTGGGAGTCTCTAAGCAGCAAGCCTCCATCAGAAAAGCTGCTAAAGATAATCCTTGAGAAGTTAGGTCTGGCTTAATGGGTCATTACTACCCTAGCCTCAACTGGGATGTACGCTACCCTCCAAACTGGGCAGACATTCGCAGAGCAGCCCACAAAGCGACCGGGGGTATCTGCTGTTGCTGCAAAGTCAAGCCATCTACTACAGCACATCACACCCGATACTTGTGGAAAAAAGACAAAGAAGGGGTGAACGTGTTTCCTGTCTGCCCTACTTGTGACAAGCTTTGCCACTCTCCTAAGAACTGGGTCAAGCACAAGGGCAATCCACTCTGGAAAAGCCGAAACACTCCTCAGTGGGAAGCCAAGTTAAGGCAAGGATTTAACGAACTTAAGGAGCAACAATCATGCAAGCCAAGCAAATTTTATTGATTTTGTTTTGCACTTTGACGTTGGCATCTTGCCAAAAGATATCTCCTTCGCAAGGAAAGTATAACTGTCCTTTTTGGTGTCCCGATAGCGAAGAAGCTCAACCCCCAACTGGATTCAAAGAAAACAACTGTCCACTTTGCTAAAAGGAGCAACAATGCAAGCCGAAGAAATTCAGCAGACACTAGAAGCCAAGGGCGTACCGACTGACAAGCAGTCCCGCTGCTAAGGTACTTGCCCAAGAACTAAGAGACAGCACACGAACTCGAACATCTGAAGAACAAACCATCATTACGGCTGCATGGGAGTTTCTAAAAAACAAATGAAATATCAAGTAAACATAACCGGAGAAAATCGAAACACTCGATCTACTGAGGTTGACCAATCCTGGGTTGAGACATTCCACCCCAAAGAAGCTGAGGCGTTGAACGATCCAGCGTGTCGAGGTAGTCGGACAACCTGGGAACTCGAAGACGGGACAAAAGCACACCTGTACATAGAAAGAAATGTTGAAAGAAAAACCACACGATTCCTTCTACTTCGTAATTGAAACCGCACCCAAATCGAAGCCACGGGCACGAAGTAACGGGAAGGTGCGGTTTTATACTGCTGATTACGAAGCCTTTATTCAAGACTCTCACGGGCAACTTTGCCAGCAGTGGAGGGGTGAGCCAATCAACAGAACAGTAGTTCTAGACGTTCTGATGCATGGCTGGCGCAAGGGGAGCGACTTAGACAATCTGCACGGTGCGGTTCAGGACAGTTTGGTAAGAGCGGAAATCCTAAAGAATGACAACCTGAACAATATTGATGACTTTCACTCTGCCTGGTGCAAAGCCGAGAGTCAGTGGCAGCAGAGAATTGAGATCTGGGTGCAAGCTGATTAACAAAAAAATGGAGTTAGACAATGAAAAGAATGTCAATAGTTGCTGCTGTTTTTGCTTTGGCTGTAGTTTGTGGTTGTAACTCTATTGCGCCATCCATTGATCCTTGTGAAGCTGGCTGTTATCCAGACTACGAAAACTGTCCGAAACATTGCCCACTTAGCTAATACTTTCCGCCCTTTTTCGACACTCAACGACAGAATGCGGGTTTCGCGCTACAGAATCACTCAACCGAATATAACCCCGTCTTTTCGGACACTTCGCTTCCCATTAGCTGCCTGTCGGCTTCTGGGAATTTTTGTTTTTGCCGACCGGAGACTTCGGTCACTGCTGTTTTACTGTAAGTGCGATCGCCTCCAGTTGATGTGAGTGCGTTGCCTTGTGGCGGTTTCTCGCAGTGTGCGATCGCTAGCTTTAGTTTTCTTTGAGGCTTTGAATTAACTCAATGGCTTTGGCTTTGTCTCCATCTTCCAAAGCCTCAACAATTGGAACCAGTGAAGCACGAATATACCGAGTTTGACCCTGACCGCTACTCGGTCTGCCACGCTTCCTGACTACTGCTTTGGGACAGGAATAACATCCCCCGCTCGATAATTACCGCCGTGCGACTCAACCACAACAGCCGCCCCTTTGACCCCATCAACTTCTAACCTCGGATCGAAAGTTCCGACCCCATTTATAGATATGGGCTTGATGCGCTAGGCAGGCAAACAACCACACCGGAGCGCGACCTGAAAGCACGATACCCTTAGTTGTGTCGCAATTGGGCAGTTCTAACCCTTTCAAGTCTGCGGGTTCACAAACCTCGTTGGGTAAGCCGATCTCCAGTAAGGTGAAGTCACCGCGATCGCTGGCTACAAGCTCAATGTTTTTCATTGGTACTTTTCTCCACACAAAGTAAGTTGTTTTGTCATCCTGAACCTCTACATAGCCTTCAGCTTTATAAGCCTCCGGCTCTATAAATACGTCGTACTTATGCCGCACGTATCTCGTCAACAACCCTGGATACGAAGGAGATTCACTCTCCTCCGCATTCATTCCTAGGCAAGCTGTCCGGACATAATCCGGGTCTATTCCCAGCTCTTCCTCTACTGCCCTAAGAACCGCATCTTGAGACACCTCTTTAGGTTGCATCTTTTCAGATATTCCCCGCTTTGGAGAGCCATCTTTCTCTTGGCGCTGGCGAACTCTGCCATCAGAGAAAACTTGCTTCTCTTCAATCAGATACTGCTTGGCGTCCAGCGTGAAAACGTTCGCTACCACAACATTGATCACTCTGACAGGGTGATAAGCCTGCCACTGAATCAGGCACTCCCCCGACTCGATTTCTTCCAAAAGATGCTCAATAGTTTTCGCTTCACCCTGACCGTAAAGTTTTACGGGTAGGCTTTCAATTAGTTGCATAGTTGCAATGATGAGAGGGGTACTGCCTCTCAATGCGATCGCCAGCCTCCGACTGCTGCTAGACCTCCATTAGGCGCGACCGCTATTCAACTAATCCGTGTATCCCGCACTAATTAGAGGAATACTTACTTCTTCAAAGTCACAATCTTTTAGCATTTGTTTGGCAATATGCCAACTTTTGCGATTTGACTGGCGTAGAATGTACGCTTTCATGTTGTTAGCTCCTGTACGATTGCGACGGCATCCATTGCAGCCACAACGAACTGTTGTTTTGAATTTGTTTTTTTGCATTAGCTGATAAATAGAATTCAGCTAATGACCCATGCTACCTAATCCCAACATTACCAATATCCTTTGTCTGACCAAGAACCAATACCTGAATACCCTGCGCTAGAAACAGAAGAATAAAAATGATAGCGCTCGATTTTAAACTTGCATAACACAAGCTGTTCGCCCTTCACTTCAACTCGATACCCAACACCTGATTCTAGATGCACAATGTTGCCTAAATGGCGCTCACTTGTTTCAGTAAACACAACATCGTCATACCCCATCGCTTCGGGATATTTTGTCCAAAATCCTTCCCACGTCGCGAATGGGCATACCTCACAAATTAACTGCTGCATCTTCCGTACAGCATCATGCACGGAAAACTCAAAGGGGTCATAAGTAGGCTCAGGCTCTAATTCCCAGCCTGGATAGACTATCCGTTCACCCTTTTGGACAGGTTTAATTTCTTTGATGATTCCTTTAATCCAGCAATCAGAGTATTCAGCCCCAGCAACCTTCAGAGCTGGCTTAATCTCAAGAGCCGGAACCTCAATAACCTGCCCAACCTCATAAGCGCATTTAGTTTTAAGCTCGATAATCTCAACAAAAACTGTTTCCACAAGGAAAGGCGTTTTTGCCGTCTCTTTCTCGTACTCTGTAGCTTTCTGCTTCCACCGCTCAAGACGCTTTTCAAATGCTGTCTTGTGGGCAATCCTTGCTGTTTCATGCCAAGGGCAAGGTGAAACAGTAAGCCTTATTTTTGGGAATAGCTGCTCTCTTAATAAGACCATTTGCGCGTCCTCTTTATACGCTTGTTTGCCGGACTGAATTAATCTTAGATAAATTATCTGGGCTTGTCAATCATTTATCTAAGATTAATTATTTGCTCCTCACTACCCCAACCCCAGGTAACTTCGGAATAGTGACCCACGAGCATTCTCCTAAGTCAATTAGTCCAGCATAGATTGAGTAGGGAGCAACCTCATACTCTTGACCGTCACTCCCCTCGAATTTCATGCCAGGGGCGTACCCCCACATAGGATCGGGTGGCAGGTACGGGCATTCCGGATCATAGAAACTCTTGCCATCGATTGGGCATATCAAATCAGTCGCAATAAATCTGCCCATCGACACGAACCCTCTGCATCCTAATCTAATGACTTCCGCTGTTTCTCCGTAGCGGGGGAAAGCTACTTTAAACTCCAGAGATATTAAGCCTTCTTTTTGCCCTACTTCTTTGTTGATATCAGTATTTCCCGCTTGCTCCAAGATATCGGCGGGGGCGGGTTCGGATACTACTATTGCGTCAAATACGAATCCGCAGGTTTTGTCCACTGATTCCCAATCGTGATCGCTTTCAAATGGCAACGGCAAACCTTGCGATCGCACCCCTACAGCAAACTTCGCTAACTCCTCCAATCCCTCACGGTTGAATTTCCACCCTGACCGATTCACCAGATTATTAGCAGCACGAATTGTGTATACCACCAACTCCTCTGCTGCTACGTCCGGGGTGTACATCTTGATTAGGTCGAACTCGTCGTCGGTTGGCATCCGAGGATAGGAGGCGCGTTCGTCATAGTCATCGTAGTCTTCAACTGGGTAGTCGAGGGGGATGCTGACAATTGCGTCGGATGGCTTCTTGTCTCGGTATACCCTGACTGAGGCAGTATTGTGGCGAATTTCCTCTACCTTGCCAATGGCTGTCCCAACTTGACTCTGCCATTTGACAAATTTACCGATTTTCACTTTTGTATATATGCACTTCTGCATAACGCTAAATATCCACAATTGTAACTGTGCAATCCTGACGCCACATAGCCTCACCTGTAGCTTGAAGTGTCATAACTTCATAAAACTTCATGGTGATTCTAATCGGGTTAATAGCGATGGGGATTAGCGGCGTTAGTGTGCTGGTGAGGATACTCTCTATTTGGGAGGAGGAGTCGGGCTAAAATAGAATAAAAAGTTTTCGATGAGACATGATACGTTTGCTAAGTTTGCCCGTAAGTCTGCATTAGTGATGGGTTCGCCTCGGACTTTTGCGATTGCGGTTGGGATTACCGTCGCTTGGGGAATATCGGGATTCTTCCTAGATTTTTCCTCTGACTGGCAATTATTTATAAATACCACTAGCACAATATCAACCGGATTGGCAATTTTTCTAATCCAAAACACCCAAAACAGAGACTCCCGCGCAATGCAGCTCAAGCTGGATGAAATCATTCGCTCAAGCGGCGATGCCCGAAATAAGGTGATTGCTCTGGAAGAGAAAGCCGACGAAGTGGTTGACGAGTTGCAAGAGGAATTTAAGCAACTGCGGGACGAGGAATGATGCACAGAAATCACCCACGACCAGGGGAAAAGTGGCAACACTTCAAGGGCAACGAGTATGTGATTATTGCGATCGCAGAAGATAAGCTTGACGGCAAGATAGTGATCTATGGAGATGAGTTACCCTACCTCCCAGTCACTGCTAAACACACAGAGACAAATGAGTATTTGCTAGTTCAAGAAGGTTGTCCCGCTTATACTGTCCGCAAAGAAGGACTGAACGCTAAAGAGTACCTAAAGGTATGGGCACGACCCTTTGAAATGTTTATGGGAGTGGTTAGCAGTCCCTACGGAGTAGGAGCAAGTAACTGTTGGCGGTTTGAGAAAGTGGAAAAGTAGGCAACAAAAAGCCGCCCATTACAGGCGACGAAAACCCTATTAGCTTACGAGTTGTAATGCGTAAAACCCCCGTACATGAACTACTCCGACCTGCTAGCGTTGAGGTCGGAGTAGTTCATCAAACAAAAAGAGCGGTGATACCCGCCCTTGCTTGCTAAGAGAGTCTTTCAACCCTTCTTGGTATCAATTGCGTAAAGTACAGGTAGTCCTATTTTCTTGAGCGCGTCTATAGCGCTTAAAGGATATTCCCACTTGTAACCATCGTTTGTTTTTCCGATAGACTTTTTTCCTTGTTTTGGTAGTGACTGGGCAAACCCTTCTTTGTATCCAAAAGCATAAACCTCAACGCAATCACTCTTGACTTGAATCTCTCCGTCTGGTTGAGTAGATTCCCAATCTTCTTGTTCAAAGTCATCTCGTGCCCAGTTGGTTTTCTCTCCATAATTGCGCTGAGATTCTAAATAATTGAGCGCTTCTTGGTGAAGTTCAGCGTATTGATTAATCCAGTTTGCTACTTTCGCTCTATGGGTTTGAGAAAAGCTGTCTGTTATGTAATCATCTTTAGGGGTGGATGGCGTCATCTTGCCATCTACATTAGCCAATTCAGTTTGAACTTCTGCCCATAGCTTAATGTGTCCGCAGGCTTTGATGACAGCTTCTTTTGTTGCCCCTTGATTGAAGAAATAATTGCAAATTTCTCTTTTAAGGCTTGCTTTGCGATCGCTCCAAGTTGCTGCTGCTGTTTCCATCGGTTTTACTCCTCTTCTAATTTCCGAAAATACTCACAACTTGCAAAAGATTTGTGACAGACAGGGCACTTTCCTAGCTCGATTACTTTGTTCAATGCCGCTTTGGCGAAACTGTTGGGATTGAGCTGAGGGGATAATTTACGAATTTTTGATTTGGCTTCTATATCCCTAAACTCAATTCGACTATCCGGGTTACTAGGCACTAAACTTGCTCCGATTGTCGATCCAAAGTTTTGCGCTGGTTACAGAGGCTGCCTTCTCTAGGGAGAGTCCATTGCGGATTGCTTTTTCCCGAATACTTTCTGCCCAAGCTACTTGTTTAGGTGTTCCTTCTAATTCAGGCAATGTAGGAATGGGATTAACCTCATCAATCATTTCTTGCTGGGTTTCCCATTCTTTTTCGATTTGCCCTGCCGTTACTTGAATGTATCCACGACGTTCTTTATGCCCAACCGCTTCTTTATATTCATAAAGCCCGTTATCAAATTTACCCAAGTCAATCTCAACCGTTGCAGATTTGCCTCTGTAGTAGCGCTCTTTGTTGTCTCCTTCATCTAAAGGATTGCCGTTGTAAAATTCACCTCGCTGGATTTCTGAACCATTAATAGTCAGTGGGCACAGATAAGCGTAAATACCTTTACGCTTATAGTGGGTCAACAAAAGTTTTTGAGCTTGCATAATCAAAGCAACCTTGCTTACAAATCTAGGACGCATTCCTTGAATTCGACACCACAACACTTTTGCCCATTCCTGGACTTCTAAAACTAAATTGCTAGCAATTTTTAGATGTTGTGCGATCGCCGTATTCATGTAAAGCTCCTGGGTGTCTACACCTGTCAAGGTTAATTGAGAATCAACTGTATAGAAAAAGTCGGGATAGGGCATTGCCACGACTCTAAATGTACGTCGAGACAGAGTAAGACTACTTCGGTAGCGCCAGTCGATGAAGCGTCAAGAATCACCGTCGCTCTACTCGCGGTGAGTATGTCAAAAATATATTCACGCCCCAGCTTATTCTTGGAAATACCCACAACAAAAACCGCCCATAACAGGCGGCTGCAACCCTAATTAGCTTACTCACTCATCCAGCTGACTCTAAGCCGCCATCGCATCTGCCTTCAGTTTCTCGAAGGCTACCTTGTAGTGAGCCAGCAGTGCCTGATCATGCTGCCCTTTCTCGTTGTCCCAATTTTGACCGGGACGGGTTTCAGTACTGGTTTTATTGATAACCGATAACTCGTAGTTGACCCTAGCCAAGTATCGTGGATCGACTGCTGGTTTAGGGATTCTGGCGGGAAGTCCTGATGCTCCGATAGTCATAGTATTTTCCTGATTCGTGTGCTTCTATCTTACCGAACGTATTCGTTGCTCTCAAAACGACCGGAGTCTCCGGTCACTATCGTGGGAAATCACGAAGTCCACCGTAAGCGACTTCGTAAGGAGTTAGCAGAACTTTATCCCACTCCGACTTGGTTCTGTCCCAATTTTGACCAGGGCGGGTCTCTGTGCTGGTTTTGTCGATAACCGATAACTCGTAGTTAGCTCTTTTTAAGTAGGAATTATTCGGCGGGATAGCAGGGATATCGCGAGGCAGTCCCGTCACATTTGGCATTTCGTCAATGGTGATAATCAGATTTTCGATGTTGCTAGCAAGTCCAGATAAGTTACTGCTGTTCATGGGTATTTGACTAGGGGTAGGATTGGGCGCTGCTGTACTCGTTGAGCTTACTGACGGTTGAATCGTGTTACTGCTAGTTGGAGTAGGAGTAATCGGAATCGGTGGAGGCGTCGAAGTACTGGTATTTGTGGATGGAGCTTGTGTAGTCGAACTCGTTGAGGTACTTGGCAGGGGTGCAGGGGTACTGGTACTGGTCGAAGTTGGGGGTTGAGTAGAAGTACTGGTACTCGTCGGAACAGGGGTGGTTGAGAGTGGCGGCGGCTGTGTAGTGGTGCTGCTGCTTGTGCTAGTACTTACTGGCTTCTGTGTGGTTATGCTACTCGAAGTCGAGAGAATTGAGATAGTGGGTTGAGTTGGAGCTGCTGTTGTAGTAGGAGCCTGAGTGGTTGACGAAGAGCTGGTAGTGGTTTGAGCTGGCGGCGTTGTGGGAAGAGTACTTGGAGCCTGAGTACTACTACTCGTGGTTGTACTAGAAATAATCGGTAGCTGTGTTGTCGTGCTACTACTTGGGATTGGTGCGGGTGTACTTGTCGAGGTGCTAGTCGGCGGCGGTGTTGTCGTGATTGGGGTGGGGACTGGAGTTGAAGTGCTAGTACTGGTTGGGATTGGCGGCGTTGTAGTTGAGGTGGGAACAGGTACAGGAGTCGTGGTCGAAGTACTGGTGGGTAAAGCCGTTGAGGTGCTAGTAGAAGTGCTTGGAGCGGGTGCGGTGGTGACATCTATCAGGGGTGAAGTCACTGCCACCAATGGCGGCGGCGCTGTTGAAGTGGTGGTAGTTCCCCCCAAGATTGGAGCCGACACCTGAATTAGCGGCGTCGTAGTACTTGTGCTTGGAGGACGAGTGCTGGTACTGGTGCTTGTGGGAGCCTGAGTCGTAGACGTGCTGGTACTTGGGGCGCGTGTCGTGCTGGTTGTGGTGGTGCTGGGCGTTAAACCTCCAAGTACCATATTTTTTACCCTTTTTCTTTAATAATAAGCTTCGCGAGTAATTACCTCAAATAGCTTGACTTGTGTAAAGCAATATGCTTTACTTTAGTGATGGAAGAGAAACAAATGCTCAATGTACGAGTACCAAAGTCCGAAATACAAATCCTAAAAGACTATTGTGATCGCACTACCAGAAGTCAGACCGAAGTAATTAGAGAACTAATCCGTTCACTGAAAGAAAAGTAATGCAACAAAAATTAGACCGCTGCTATCAACTAGCAAATACGTCGGTCAACTTACAAAGCCTCCCTTTTTGCTTCTTGACAGAGAAACATTTATTACCAAAAACTAGCGGAGTCTACTTTGTGATAGATGAAACGGGTAAAGTTTACTATATTGGCAAAGCGGTGAATTTTCGGCGTCGCTGGGCAAGCCATCATCGACTAAATGAGTTGCAGCGATTAGGGAAGCAATTCAAAATTGCATATTTGACTATTGCTGAACAAAAATCTTTGCTACAGATAGAACGGACAATGATTACTGAATTTAGCCCATTACTTAATGGAGTCAAGAACAAAGAGAGAATAGTTAAAGACATTCAGTTTTGGACTTTTGAAGGGACCTACGCCACTGTTAAAGAGGCTTGCACTCTACTTGACTGTACTGAAGGATATGTACGACGGATGCTAATAGTCAAGCGCTTAGATGGCATCAAGATAGGTTGCGAGTGGTTAATTCCAGTTGTAAACGGAAAACTTGAAGTTAAGGAGAAGAGTTAGTTTAACCCTACGCAAGCGAATCGCCTCCCTGACTACGACATCTAAGAGGCGATCGCACCTTCACACAGCACAAACCATATAAAGGCAATCAAGATTATGTCACAGAACAATATCTTTTCACTTGAACTCGCAAAACAGCTTTACGACTCAACGGAGCGCTTCCCTATCGATTTCGATGACGCTTGGGTGTGGCTGGAGTACAGCCGGAAAGACAATGCTAAAGCCAGTTTCATGAAATGTGGTTTTGTTGAAGGCATTGATTTTCAAGTCCTGATTTCTCAGGAACTCAAACCCCCTTGAGGTCTGAGTAATCGCGAAGACATCAGGCTTGCTTGCGATTGCTTCAAGCAGTGGGGTATGATGGCAGGTACAGAAAAAGGTCGGCAAATCCGGCTTTACTTCATCGAGTGTGAGCGCATTGCCAAAGCAGCAACAGCTCAACAGCCTCAGTCAACAGGCGATATGCTCATGATGTTCGCTCAAGCTTTCAAGGAACATGAACAAAGGCTGGCTGCTATTGAAGAGGAAAACCAGCAACTCAAAGAGCAGATAGAGGCTGTTGACATGGAGACGGTAGCCAACACAGCCGAACTCGAAAGGTTCAGAAATGGGCACGGCTTCTGGTTCAGTATTGCGGGTTGGTGTAGCAAACATGGAATTAAGAAGTCTATTGAGTGGATGAACAACCAAGGAAGAAAAGCTGCGGCACTATGTAAGGCTAAAGGACTTCAACCTGTACCCGTGAATGACCCACGGTTCGGAACGGTAAACACCTATCCTGATAGCGTTCTATCCGAGCTGACTTGGGACTAATCCCCACAACACCATCCGAGTATTAACCGCCTTCACCACGAGGGCGGTTTTTTTGTCGGCATCTCACACCCCATGTCTACGTCTTTTGCTAGGCGACTTCGCTAAGGAAGTCGCCTAGCAATTTTTGCCCCGCCTTGAGCGCCTTGCTCCGTAGCGCGTTGAATAGCCTCCTCAAGTTGTTCGCGAGTAACATAATTTGTCTTTTCAGAGTTTCTATCTTGGACAAAAATAATTCTGACGCCTCGTCCTCGTTCTTCAGACACCATGCCGCCTTCTTTCGCTTGGAGAATTGCGTAACCAATTTGACGTAATCCTTGCGCCGCCTTGAGCGCCTTGTTGAGCAGCATAGCGAACGCCTTCTTCAAACTGTTCACGAGTAACATAGTCTCGTTCCCCTATTTTTTCGTACTGAATGCTTATACTGCCACCTCGCTCAACAGGTTCGCCACTGCTGTATTCCCTTTGCTGATAGGAGGGCATTTCCCCAGAGTTGACTGACTCCAAGAAAGCGCTCCCCATGTTTGCAACGCCGTCTCGTGACATCACATACTCACCGGGACGCAGCATTGCCGGAACCGTATCAACGCCGATATCACGACCAGGAACCATGCCGCCCTCTGAGAAGCCCAAGACACCGGAGAGGAAGCCGAAAGGACTGCCGCCTGTAGCCGCTCCCGTGACGCTCCCTAGGATAGTTCCCAGCAAACCGCCGCCCGTGTCTTTGCCTGTATTCTTCCCTTTGAACAATGCCTCGACACCGATATCAACCAAGCGTCCCATAATCTGATTCTTGAGCTGATTGAACGAATCTTTTAGGCTTTCAAAAATACCCTTACCTTCAACCAAAAATCCTTTAAAGAATCCCTTGGTGGCATCCCTCCCAGCTAATTCAATTTCGCGGCTCAAGTCTGCAAACTGCTGACGAATTTGGTCAGTTTTAAGCCTGTCAATTTCAATAATCTGACGGCGCATTCTCTCCAATTCCTCGTTGGGAATTTTCCCTTTGAGGGCGTCTAGTTGAGCTATCTGAGCTGTGAAATTTAGCGTCTGCTGTGCCAGTGCTGTTTCCCGACGGATTGCCTGGGCTGTGAATTCGGCTCCGTTACCTGCCAACACGTCAGCTTTAAGGTTTCCGTACTCAGCACGTTTAGAAAAGATGGACATAGACCGAGCGATCGCACTCTGCTCTTTTTGAAGTGTCAGTACTTGGTCAAGGTTAGTCTTTTGCCGAGCATAGTCTTCAGCCGTGAGGTTGGTCAGTGCCCGTGTTTTCTCTAATTCACGAATAGCAGAGTCGTACTGAATCTGGTTCTGGGCATCCTGAACTTGCTGAGTAAGGAAGCTAGAATCAATCCCCGCAGCCCCCAATCCAGCCATTCGAGTTTGGGTGACAGCCAAATCTGACTGCTGATTCTGTTGCTTCCGTCGGAGTTCAAAGTCCAGTCTTTCTTGATTTGCCCGCTGCTGATTTTGCTCGAACTCAACCCGTGCATTCTCCAGTCGCTTATCTGACGCTTGGTTTATCTTGGCTCGAATGGCGTTGAGTTCTTCCTGAGAGCGGTTGGTATTGGTCAGAGCAAAGCGGTCTTGCTCCAGTAACTGCTGTTGCCTCTCCTGCTCAATCTGAATGACTGACTGCCCATACCTGATAGTGTTGGGGTCGCCTTGGGTAGTGTCAAAGGGTCGCGTCTGCTGGAACAATTCAGCCGCTCGTAATTGCTCTTGTGTTAGTGCCCCGCTAGCTTGGTTTTGGCGTTGCAAGAATGCGAAGTCTGCTTCCCTAAATTGCATCTGGCGCTCTTGCAAGCCAAACTTTTTAGCAGCTTCAGTGTTATCAACAATGTCTTTCTCTTGCTTTTGGAGGGATGCGATCGCCTGGTTATATTCCTCTGGCTTAATCTGCTCTAATCTCAACTGCTCCGCCAATTGCCGACGCTTTTGGTCTAGCGGTAACAGTTGCTGCATCAGGTCAATTTGAGCTTGCAATGCAATGGGGTCGCCTTGGGAGAAGTCTCTAGGATTTCGCTGTTGAGCCAATTGTGCTTTACGTAGCTGTGCCTGTGCCTCGGCTATTTCTCTCTTGGGTTAGCATATCTCGCGCTGCCAACCGCCTTAGTTTTTCTTCTCTGGCAAATCGCTCCTTCTCGAAGGATTCACGACGCTTTTGCTGATCATCAATCCCAGCCTAGAATTTAGTCTACTTCGGACAAGGTTTTGCTACCTGCGGCGATCGCTTTCCTCGTTGTAGCGATATCTTCCTGTAAGTTCTGCCCTGGTTGCACTTGATAGCCAGGTGCAGTCAGCTCAGACTCAGTACGTTTTGCCTGTTCAACACCCGCCTCTTGTCTGACGCTGAAACTCAACCAACTTTCGGCGCATATCATCATAAGAATCTTTGGTGGCAGTCGTTTGTTGCTGAAACTCACGTAATGGGGTGGGGTCGCCAATTGCAAAGCCTAAGTTACGAACTCTCGCGTATTAGCTAGTGACTGCTCATATAGTTGGTTCAGAGATTGGCGAGTTTGCTCTGTTCGGCTCTTCTGCTCCAACTCCCCTCTAGTTTTCAGATCGGTTAAAGCCTGCTGTTCCTGCTGAATGGCTAGTTGGTCTTGACTTGACCGATTCTGCATTACCTGAGACTGCCCCGATGCAATTCGTTGTGCATTGCCAGTATTGGGATTATTCATCTGTACGCCCAACACAGCCGAGCGCTGCCCACTGCTAGCAACGTTATTCAAGTTAATCCCGCTGTCCTTGAGGAACTGCCGCGCACGGGCGTTGTGTTCGCCCTGCCGGAATTTGGGTGCAGCATTACGAACTGTCGTGCCATTAGAATCTGAGGCATCCCAATAACGTTCTGAGGCTTGACCTGCTAGTACAGCAGAGTATGCGTGGCGGATATCGTGCTTTCCAGGCTGGAATCCTCTGTCCTTTAAATAGCGCTCAACTGCGGGTATCTGCTGTGCGATGCTCTGCTGTCCTGATGTGCCATATGTGCGTTGGTTGTCTGGGGAGAACTGGATGATTCCTTTGTAGGCATTGTCATCTCCACCGAACACATTGGGGTTAAGAGTTCCCCCGCTCTCCCAACTCATTAATGAAGCAAACTCGATTGGGTCTAATCCTAGTCGTTGTGCCGCTTTCACTAATGCCACTGCTCCTGCTGGGTCGGATTGCACCCGCTCGGCACTGCCGATAGTTCCGCCACGAGGTATTCTTCCAACCCCACCCACGCTTGGCAACTGAAATTGCCCCTTGCTACCGCTACCGACATTCAAGTTAGTCGAGGCTGTCACACTTGCAAGGGTTCTGTTGGCGGGTAGGTTCTTCCGATTATCACCATGTCCCGTTTTCATTACAAGGTTACCCTTGGAGTCGTAGATAACAGCATAATTCCCATATCCGCCTCCACTGGCATATTCAACCCGTCCACCAGCTACGGATGGCAGCAAGAACTCTGCCCCCTCTGTAGACTTGTCATACAAACCCCGTCCCTTCTTAGGCACGTAATAGTCGAAGTCCCAGAGCGTTGGATTAGGGCTATGACTGTGGGCAGCATCTATTTGTTCAAGTAGAGCAAATTTCTCCTCTCTAGACGCATCGGTTCGCCAAGTTTTACCAGCTACAGCAGCGTTGCTAAACAGCATCTCTCGACCCTGGGCATTGTATGCCGCCGCCATTTGGTCGATTAGCTGAATCGCCATATCCCTGCCGATTGACTTGGCTATCTTACTATCGATGTGATAATCAGCGCTTCCACCAATATTCGCGGCTGGTCCAGTGTACAAACCGCTAGCAAAAGCACCCGAACCCGAAGCACCTGCACTTCCACCTGTTCCACCAACCAGAGCAAAACTTGTCGCTATTCCCTCTTGTGCTGCCTCTGCTGCGCCGCCGTCTTTTAGTTCTTGAATCTTTTGTTTAACGGTATCGATTGCATTGCCGATTGAATCAACAATGCTTTGCCCCAATCCAGTGACAGTTTCAGTCACCCCTTTGAAGTCAAAACCCAAGCTAAGAACTTTGGAGCGAATCTTTTCAACAGAATCAGGGAATAGCCCCAGCCTTGCCAGTAGCTCTGCAACAGCAGCAAGGACGGGATTGAATGATTTCAGTAGTGCTACTCCAACTATTCCTGCTAGTCGCTGCATCAATATTCCGGGTATCGAGAGCAAGTTATTCCAGCGCTGTTGTAGTTCTAGGTTTTCTTTCGTCCCTAACTGAAATTCTTTCTGGACATAGTTCCAGGTGAATCCGATATCAGCCAAGAATTTATTCCAGCCTTGCAATTGAGCGTTTATCCCAGTAAATTCGGCTGAAACAGACGCTCCTGCATTCTTCGTTTGATTCAATGATTGATTGACAATAACCCATCGCCGTATTCAAGTCACGACTAATCCCTACGGCTTCAGCGATCGCACCCTTCAGATCCTGAATCCCCGCACTAGCCTGCAATGCATCTACGTCTAGCTTGACTGGTATAGCAGGGATAGACTGAGG